GTGTCGTAATGACCCACGCACTCGGTGCAGCGGTCGCTGTTAATCTCATAAATGCTGTCACCCATCGAAATGGCCTCATTCGGGCACTCCGGCTCGCACATATCGCAATTGATACAGCGCTTAGTTATTAGTAAAGACATATCAAGCAGTTACCGTTAAATCAATTTTAAATCAGTAAGTTACGAAGATTTCCTATCGTTCTATATTATTAACTTACTGTATGTTGATACAGTGCAATTAACACTGATAAACTCAATCCAATAACACAAAGCAGCAACACATAGCGTTTTTACTCACGAAAAACCAATGCATGTGTGAGCTTTAATTCTGCGCCTCAGCAGATAAGGATTGAGAATGCCGCGCACTGTAACACAGAAACCAGATAGCCCCAATAACGACGATGTTTTAGCCGCATCAGAAAAATGGGACGCCTGTAAACCTCCCTATACCAGCACACACATTAGAATCTGTGTTGCTGCTGCGAAAACGATCCTCTCAGCATCTGGTCTGGCCCGACGGTCGAAATACGAGAAAGAGAACTATCTCCGTATTGATTTTAGCAAAGCCGGTAAGGTTACATTTTACGCTGAATTTCCCAAAAAAATGGGGCTGAAGGGGAAAAAGCTGGGGGAGTGGCCCGAACTGGCGATCCAGCTAGCCCGAGAGAAAGCGGCGGAAATGGCTGGAGATGGCCTCCGATCAGAATCCGTCCATGCTGCGATTGAACTGTACCGGGATGACCTTAAAGCCAAAGTAGTAAGGCAAAAATTGAGTCCGGATAGTTTCACCACTTACGGGGTACGCATTGACAGGATTAAGGCAACGTTTGGTGAGCGCGAAGTATTTAGCGATGTAACATACAATCGGCTGGTGGAGGTACTGGACGAGTGGATCGCCACCCGCTCGAACAATAACGCTCTGGAGTTGTTCGCCGAACTCCGCAGGCTCTGGAAGTTCTGCTCCCCTACGCTTTGTAATGGGCGCAACATTGCGGCCAGTCTGCCTGATGATTATGTATCCTCCCGCGTACAGAAACCCACCCCTACACGTCTTTTTACAGACATTGAATCAATCGCCCGCCTGTGGTTGAACGTGGCGGCCTGTCCATCAATACATCAAAAGAATGCCGTTAGGTTTATGATCATCACCGGCGTACGTCCGATTAACATACATAACCTGCGCTGGGACTATGTAAACGAGGATGCTGGCGAAATTATCTATCCGGAGGGAGTTATTGGTATGCGTGGTGCCATGAAAACACAAAAGGCTTTCCGCCTGCCGATAACGCCTGAACTTCGACGCATTATCGACGAGCAGAAAGCCTGGCGTGACTCGGTTCCTGAATGCAATAAAGATTATGTGTTCCTGCAGCCGCGTGACCCAATGCAACCCTTCTCTAAACGGTCTCTGGATAAGCTGGTAAAAACATACAGTCCAGAAGGGGCGGTCAAAGGATTGAAGCATGACGGGACGATTAAGGGGAAAGAGGGGGCATTTAATACGATGTGCCGTAAATTCCTCAAGAGCAATGTAATTGCCCTCATGAAGGAAAGAGGCTATTCCCGATCAGACCGAAGGGAAATTAGCCTCCTGTGCCTTCATCACTCCAGCAAGTCAGATGACTCGATGGCAGAACACTACGACTTTTCGGACGAGATTTTGCAGGAAGAGATCGCGCTGAAGCGTGAAGCTTTCGAGGCTCACGAGCGTAGCATACTAGCGCAGGCTGCTTTGATAAGGAGGAGGGGTTAGTACTGACTCCGGCATTTTTCAATGAAGGCTTCGACATTTTTACGTTCGTAGCGTACTACTTTTGCGCTAAATTTAATTGGTGCCAGTGTGGCGCGATGCCTGTGTGTTGTATTCCACAGGCATAGGGTTTTTTGCGTAATGCCCAATTTTCCACATACCTCATCCGGAGTGAGCAGATCATCAGGTTGTTCAGCCATATTACACCTCATATGCTTTTTATTTGTGAACAAGTCTTTGCCAGATTGCGGAAACGTATTTAGCCTGGTGTTTGGCGTCAGCCAGCGCATTATGCATATCGCCTTCAAACGGAATATCCCGACGCGGGTTGATGCCAATGGCACGCCCTAATTCGACAATGGTTCGAACGTCGCGATCATTAGCGAAATGCCAGGGGCAGGGAATATCCACTCGGTCATAGCTGGCTCGCATGATGACGTTGTCAAAAGTTGCACCGTTACCCCACACTTGAACTCGGCCAGGTTCGGAATTACCGCGGATAAATGCAACTAGCTGAATGAGTGCGGTTGAGATAGCCATCGCTGCATTCTTATCGTTAATAGCCGACCTGGCTTCCTCACTTTGCTGCATCCACCACATAATGGTGTCAGGGTCAGGTACGGCACCACCATCCATCGAACTTTTCAGGCTCACAACGCGATAAAATTCTTCGCCGAGTTCACCAGTTGATGGATCAAAAAATACCGCACCGATGGAGACGATAGGGGCATTCGGTTTATTACCCATAGTTTCGAGGTCGAGCATTAAATGGATCACGTTAATTATTCTCCTGCGTGGTAGCTTCAGCATGGCAATAATGCTCACCATTCGGGCGGGTAGACGTTACCCCACAGCGCGGACATGGTTCAGGAAACGTTAGAACCAACTGCTCAACAACTCTGGAAACTTCCTGCTGTTCAGCGTCGGTTAGCTGGCGCTTAAGTTCAAACTCCAGCGAATCGACGATTAAGAAGGCGAAACCCTCAATAGAACTTCGCATAGCATCAATGATTTTTTCTTTGGTCAGGGCATCAGTCATGGCTGTCCTCCTTACCACGACTAACAGACAAGTTTTTATTCACGATGGCATCCATCAGACGTGCTGCAGCGGCCTTTTGAGCAGATACATTCGCAATGACCGTTGGCCTGGCTTTCTCACAGCTGGCACAAATCCCGTCCCATGATGAAATGAGGAAAAAATCTTCGCGCTCGGCAATGCCGGTATTCATTACCAGGTCATCAATCATCAGCGTGACCCCGCGAACTCCCCGACCTTCGCTTAATCTCTGCACTGCGTAGCCGAAGGCGTTGATCATCACAGCATGGAACTGGATATACTCGCGTTTATATTCGGCCTGGTTCGTACCTTGGCGAATATCATCTAAACCAGTCAGCATTAGCCACGCATTCCATAACCCTTCAAGATCATCCTGTGAGCAGGAACCTGAAAATTTTGCCGTAGCATCACTAAGGGCCTTGAAGCTCACCCACTTATCGCTTTTCGCGGGAACGACGTTATGCTCAAAATCGGTTACTTCAGAAAAGACGTCGTGTGAACTGATAAAGCTGACCATCTCCTGCGCGTTCTTATCGCGCCCGTTATAGGCCATGTTGATAGCCGCAGATGGCTTCGAAACATTGTTGTTAATGTCAGAGAAAAACTGCTGCCGCGTCTTCAGTGGCAACTGGAGAGTAAGCATCATGGGGACATGGATCGGTTCATCAATGGTGCGGCAATACTCCGCAATACTGGCTGCACGATGCTGACCATCAAACAATTTAATCTCGGCATCCATCGGGAAACGGGCCACCCCGACATTAGTGTTTCCGAACTCTTCGAATTCAACATACGAGTCGCAGTTACCCACAAGCGGCGGAATAATGAACGGTTCCTTGTTCTCGTATGCTTCAACGAGATACTGATAAAACTTTTTCGCCCTGGCGGGGTTCAGTTCTCGCTGAGATCGATCAAGGGTGTCCCCGTAGTTATCGCTGGCGAGGACTCGCGTTAGTGTCCGTGCAGGAACTGTCAGCATCAGGACAATTGACCCCCCCTGAGTTCCACGTGACGCCGGGAATTCAAAAAAATGATCGCCTATTTTGCTCATAACATCACCAATTCGTTAACCAGCCAGATACCCAATGCTGACAGAACGATGATTGCGATCAGCGCAATACCGTTCAGGATTAGCGCCTTCCTTAGAGGGCGATTGCTGAGGGATTCAGAGTTCATTTACAAAGTTCCTCCCACTGTTTAATCAGCCTCAACCTTGCCGCATTAAAGCTATTTGCATGATAGGTAACGCGAAGGATATGGCACCCTTTGGGGCACTTAAGCGCCCCATAACGCATAAATGGGCTATGACCATGCCAGGAGAATTGAGCTAAAGCTCCACAGTTTGGGCATTTGAGGATAGTTTCTGTCATGCGGCATCACTTTCTTCAGGTGATGAGGCCTGATTATTGGGTTGCTCATCATCTTTAGGCGCCAATGTTTCGTAGCGGAATTCCTGAAGAATCGACAGAACTTCGGCCTGCATCGCTGGTGGTACCTCAATGATCAGCCCGCCGCTGGTGGTCTCTTTGCAGGATGAGATGATCTCCAGAAACTTCCGCGCCTTTCCTGCGTTGAATTGTGGCTTGGCGATGCTCTTTGTGACTTTCGTTTTCCCGGCTGCTTCTGCTTTTTTCATCAGCCTGGCGGCTTCCCGGTCTGCATAAACGCCATGTTCACGAGAAATGCCAATCGCAATGGCATAGTTCATAGAGCCATCGCGAACCAGTTTTTTGATATACGGGGTGCATTCATGAAGCTGGAGATGTTGAAGGATATCGGACTCTGAACGCTTAACTTTTGCGGCAATCTCTGTCGGGCTCCATCCCTGATTCTGAAGGCGGTGATACGCCGCACCACGTTCAAGGGGAGTAAGTGCCAGCCCTTGCGAGCTAGTCACCATAAACGCGATCTTATCGGCTTCAGTACCAACGAAATCTTTGCACTCAAGGCGCACGATATCGTGTCCCATAGCGATAGCGGCGAGCGCACCGTGATAACGGTGGTGGCCGTCGATCACCTTTACACCACGCTCAGTAACTTCTACGGCCAGCGGCGGAATATATTCACCGGCAATAAACGCATCGCGGAACTCATCGACATGCGCCTGATTCAGTTCGCGAACGTTGTAACCTTCTTCCGCGTAAATTGAGGCGATCGGGACGTTATAGGTTTTACGGGTAGTTAACCCGGATTCTTTATCGTTATAGAGCTGGCCTAAGCTGGGCATATGGTCACCTTTTTGAATTAGGGAGTGCTTCGCTATGAGCCCCACCTGGAGGCTCATAAAACAACACACGGAATGGATGGGTTAGATGGAACCTTCGTAGATAGGCAGGTCATCGCCGAGCTGATTTTCCATATCGGTTACGATTTCCTGGAAGGCGTGCTCAATGATTTTTTTCGGCTCGATCAGCTCATACCAGAGGACTAACTGACCGTCGCGCAGGCGGTAGCGAATACGCGCATCGATCTGGTACGGTGCGCCATTATGGAAAGGCGCGATTGCCAGGCTGATTTTTTCCGGGATTTTGGTGTTGCCTGAGCCGGATTTATCATCGCTGTACTGGAACTGACAGGTTCCGTCCTGCAGACGCTTAACCGACTTAAACTCAACCTTACGGGTCTCCTGGAATGCGAGAACCATTTCCAATAGCTCGGTACCTGACGGGCCAGAGTAGTTATCGCCAACAGGCGCGACGTTCTGGATGTTATTTTCCAGAAACTCGGCGAAGTCGATCTGGTTCATCTTGTTACCATCAGCTGCAGACCAGGCCTTCCATTCGTCAGAGAAAGGACAGTCATAAACTGCTTTGTGCATTCCCCAGTGGGGGTTATCGGCGTCCTGGTGGAAGTCCAGCACCGCGACGATCCGGGTTTTGGTCTTATCGGCGAAAACAACAGAACGCGTATCACGGAATCGCTGGATATATGCGATTAGCGAACCGGGGGAGATCAGGTTTGTATTCTGGCGAATACGAGACGGGGCAATCTGGAGGCTTTCGAGCGATTTGATATCGAAGCCATCCGGGACGACGACGGACGGGATGTCGGTATTAGTTTTCAGCGTTGCAGCAACCAGATCGCGGATGTCGTGCACGGCAGAGCCTTCAATTTGAGACATTGAATAATTCCTTTAGAGAGGTGTGTTGAAAAAGAGGGTGGGATTACTGAGCCAGCTTAATAGGCGCAGCTTGCGGTGCTTGTTCGATAACTTTCAAATCCATCTGAACTTGCGCCGGGTCATCACGCAGCAGATCGCCATCAGCGGTAGAGAACATGATGGTATCGGCGCGGTCCAGTTCCGGGATAGTGCGGGTTACTTTTGGCGTGACCTTCATGGTGTTTTCGTCACGGGTATTCAGCATTGAACAGTTAAGGGTAAGGGTCACAGCTCCCTTTTTACCCGTTTCACGTACAGCCTTGATGACTTCGGCCAGCGCTTCGGTCAGCTCGGCATCGAGAGTGCCTTTGTTGATGTACGCCAGCTGCTGGCTAAACGGCGTGGTATTTTTGGTTTCGGACATAATTATCTCCAGTTATCAGCAGGGATCGCCTTTCTGGGTAAGAAGCCTGTACAACCAGCTCTGCCGCCAGAAGCGAACGAATGATTTAGGGTTGCGAACAGCCTGCACACCGCGAGGGACGCGCATCAGGTCGCCGTAGGGGAAATTAACGTTACGGAAGGTCATATAAATCACCGATTAATTAGGTATCCGGCAGGAGTTGAACCCGCGCTGGGTTGGGCATCCCAGCCAACACCGGGAGCGGACACATAGAAGAAAAAGGGCGGTTACCCATCAGAACATTATCCTCTTCCTCCTGTTTGATTGGTGGAAGACTGGATAACCGCCAAGGCTACACACAGCAATGCAAGGGATGATTCAGAGCTTAAGCGGTTATTGCAGGCGCCAGACTCCAGACATAATGAAATCGGTAAAGTGCTGCTGGTTAACGATAGTGTTATCGGAGGTAAGCATGTCCGGGTAAGCAGCTTTGTAGTCAGCCTTACGATCCAAAATGAAAGCAATCATGTCTGCGCCGCGGCGATTCACATTCCAGTTATGAGTGTGCGTCATCATCGCTGCAAAACGTTGCTGGACACTGAACTGAACAGCGGCTTCGTAGGCGCAGGCACTGAATTCGATATTTGTCATGGGTTAGTCCTCAGTGGATTAGTAAAAGGCCCGAAGACTTTGATTAATTCACTAGCCCGTATTGCCGGCCTCCTGCCTCGCCACGGTTCCGACGCATGGTTTTAAGTCGCGCCGTTCGACTACATTCAGCTAATGCACCGTCCGTAATGTTTACGTATGGTGTTTTACCGCTGGTGTAATTTAAGAATACTAGAGGTATTCTTTGTTGTAAATACTCCGGGTATTTATTTTGGGCGAATTTATGATATGTATATGAATTCTGAAGGTATTATTTTTGTTAAGGGGGAGAGGAGATTGTATAGAGAAAACCCGGTGAAGTACCGGGTTTGAAGCTTAAACCAAGCGCATCATGGTTTGCACAGCCACACCAATGATTTTGCAGTTACCGTTGATTTCTTTCAGTGGCCACGCCGGATTGAGCCCTTTAAGGTACTTTTGGCCGCCATCTATTATGAGCTTTTTGAATGTTGCTTCGTTCGCATCTACCATTTTTGCGATAACGAGACTGCCATTTATAGCTTCCCGGCCTGTATCTATTAAGACTAGGGTCCCTTCAGGAATGCTAAGGCCAGTAGGCGCTGTCATCGAGTCGCCCTCGACACGCAACCAAAAGGCTTTACCAAAAACCTTTGTATCGGACTCGAACCATTCATCGATCTCATCGACTGAGTAAGGTTCAATTGCCTCTGCCCAGGCTCCAGCTTGCACCCAGCTGATCAATGGATACTCCTTTCCTTGCTTATATGGACCGACCAGCTTCACATTGGATGTTTCATTTGCCAATATTTTCTGCGCTTCCTCATCAATGGAAGGGCTGAAATCAGCAATAGATACTTGCAGAATCTTTGCAAATGCAGCGGCAACGGTGAGGTTAAGAGCATTTCTCCCGTTTAGATAGTGCCCTACAGCTCCTTGCGTAATGCCCAGCTCATCAGCGATTGAGTATTGGGTGACGCCTAGCGCTTTCTTCTTTGACTCATACAGAGCTTTAAGACGTGCTGCATCTGCAAGCTGTTCTGTCGTCAGATTCTTTTTAGGTTCCATAACGTCATTCTAATACCATCACTATTAAAACTAAAAATACCTTTCATATTGACACCAATAAATACCCCAAGTATTCTTTGTTGCATGTATCAATACGGAGCGTGTCCATGAGTCGTATGACATTAGCTGATTACGCCAAGATTCACGGTCAGGAAAAAACTGCCAGCGACTTTGGCGTTATCCAATGCGCAATAAGTAAGGCTATTCGTAGCGGACGAAATATTTATGTGACCATTCAACAGGATGGAAGCGTTAAGGGAGAGGAAATTAGACCTTTCCCAAGCCATAAAAAATCGTCTTAACAAAGCCTGCCAGGTTGGTGAAGTCAATTATTCATCAAACCAGCAGTGAAAGTAACCACAGCTAATCGAGGTAAACCGTGGGTAATCAACCTGATTGGAAAGTCGAGAAACAGCCAGCCTGGCTGGTGGCCGCAATCAAAAAGACGATCGCGGAATTACCTGGCGGGTATGCAGAAGCAGCCGAATGGCTTGATGTGACTGAGAATTCGTTGTTCAACCGTCTGCGTGCTGATGGCGATCAGGTATTCCCGTTTGGGTGGGCAATGGTTCTCCAGCGCGCTGGTGGTTCGCACCATATTGCGAATGCTATTGCGAAAGCCTCTGGAGGAGTTTTCGTACCGCTTACCGATGTTGAAGATGTCGATAACGGGGATATCAACCAAAGACTGATGGAGTCGGTTGAATGGATAGGAAAACACTCTCAATACCTTCGGAAGGCAACCGCTGACGGCGTAATCGACCGCGATGAACGTGCTCAAATCGAAGCGAATAGTTACCAGGTCATGGCTAAGTGGCAGGAGCATTTAGCGCTACTTTTCATGGTCTTCTGCACCCCTGACGACACTCCAAATGGACCTTCAAATTCAGGGTAATTAACTCTGTGAGGCTCACCACGTAAGCAGGAGGGCCAATGTACCAGGACGAATATTTCCACGTGAATATGCCCACGGTTTTTGCTCGTGAGGACGCCCCGTGGATTAAAGAGCAGTTGGCAACACTCCCGGCAGGTATGCGGGAAAAAATCGCGATGGCGTATGCGCAGGCGTACCAGGAAGCGTTCGAGGCCGAGCCGGTGTCATTCAGGCAGCAGAACGCCGCACGACGGACGGCAAATCGCCGATTGCGAGAGTTTTGCACGAGGTATACCCCAGCGGTTAGGGGATATACGTCGCTCCCACCCAGGGTTTGATTTTCTGAATCTGGGTTGGGGGAAAGGGGGCGGTGTTGGGTTTTAGCCCGAAGGGCTGGAACAGCTTTACCAGAAGAGAACGATCTAACAGATAGATCACTGTATGGGGTTGAAAACGTCGATTGGAAGTTCAGACGTTTAGCCATCCAAAAGGAGCCAAAATGATTTATTCAGACGCTAACGAAAAATGGGCCCCGGTTCCGGTTGAGCCATATTCCAAAGCCTACGAAGTCAGCAACCTCGGACGGGTACGCAGTGTCCCGCGCCTGGCTAACTCTGAATATTTTATTCGACACATTCACGGCGGTTTTCTGAAAGGCCGCCAGCGCAAAGACGGGACCAAAACCGTTACGTTGTCGGTTCAGCGTCAGCGCACTAAGTTTGTCATCGCCGAGCTGGTGGCTATGGCCTTCGGGGAGGTTACTGCTAATGCTTAACATCCAGCCACGCGAAAAACAGATCGTCGCGTTAAACATGCTGCGCAGCGCCTGGAAACAGAATAACTCCTTCATGCTCTACGCCCCTGTAGGGTTCGGCAAAACAGCAATAGCCGCGTTGATCACAGATGGCTTTGTCAGCCGTGAAATGCGCGTAATGTTTGTGGCTCCGTATACGGTTCTGCTGGACCAGACCGCAGCCCGATTCATGGAATACGGCCTTCCTGGCGAAGAAATCAGTTATGTCTGGCGTGATCACCCGTCATACAACCCCACAGCTCTGATCCAGATTGCCAGTGCGGATACGCTGATTCGCCGTGAGTTCCCGGACAATATCGACCTGTTGATCGTTGATGAAGCCCACCTGAAGCGCAAAAAACTGCTTGAGGTTATCGACAATCTCACTCGCAACACAGCAACAAAGGTGATCGGCCTTTCCGGTACGCCTTTCGCTAAGTTCCTGGGCAATTACTACCAGCGCCTGATTAAGCCAACGACGATGAAGGAACTGATCGCCATTGGTGCACTGAGCAAATATGAGTTCTATGCGCCTTCGCATCCTGACCTGTCCAAAGTGGAAACGTCATACGTAGCAGGCTATGGCAGCGACTATAAAGAAAACCAGCTCAGCCAGGTGATGAGCGAAGCCAAACTGGTAGGCGACATTGTGAAAAACTGGCTGGAGAACGGCGAAGACCGCCCGACGATTTGTTTTTGCGTCGATGTCGCCCACGCCAATTTTGTCACGGTTGAATTTGCCAGCGCTGGCGTGACGGTTGAAGTTATGACAGCCAGCACACCGCACGACGAACGACAGCTAACGATCCGCCGCTTTGAGCAGGGCATAACCAAAATCATCATTAACGTTGGTGTTCTGGTAGCGGGTTTTGATAGTGATGTTCGCTGCATTATCTTCGCCCGCCCAACCAAAAGCGAAATGCGCTGGATTCAGATTCTGGGGCGTGGTCTGCGTGCCGCCCCTGGTAAAGATCACTGCCTCATCTTCGACCACACTGGCACGGTTAATAAGCTGGGCTATCCCGACGATATTGAATACGACTATCTCCCTTCATCGTCTGATGGCATGGAAGACGCACCGCAGAGAGCTGTTAAGACCGATGAAGCGGAAAAGCTGCCGAAAGAATGCAGCCAGTGCCACTACGTCAAACCAGCCGGGATTTACATCTGCCCGAAATGTGGTTTTAAACCGCTCGCCGGGGAAGACGTGGAAACAGATAAATCCCGTGGGCTGAAAAAGGTAAGCAAAGCGGAAGTCAAATATACCGCTGAGCAGAAGCAATCCTGGTGGTCTCAGATTCTTTTTTACCAGCGTACCCGTGCAGCGCAGGGACGCCCGGTCAGTGATGGCTGGTGTGCGCATACCTACAAACAAAAGTTTTCAGTATGGCCTCGGGGGCTACATCACACCCCGCAGCAAATCACACCGGAAGTAACGAATTTCATCAAATCAAAACAGATCGCCTTTGCGAAGAGAAAAGAGAAAGAAGGAGATGCCGCATGAATACCAAACAAGCTGCGATTGGTCGCTGGGCGGAAATATTTAAACACTATGGTCTCCCTGGTATCACCGGGAAAAACCATCTCAAGGGGGAATGTCCTCTGTGTGGCCGTACCGGAAAATTCCGCTGCGACAATAAAAACGGCACCGGCTCATACATCTGCGTGTGTGGATCTGGTGATGGCTGGGCCTTGTTGACCGCTAAGACTGGCAAAGAGTTTAAGGTTCTGGCCTCAGAAATAGACCACCTGATCGGCAACGAGTACACCTCAGACCGCACCAGAGTAAATCCGGTACGTACATCGCTGGCGCAACAGCGTGAAAAGGTCAGTCGTAAGTTTGCAAAGCTCACCCCGCTGCGCGGAACCGGGGCAGATAGTTACCTGAAAGGGAGGGGTATCAATTCCCTGCCTTCTGAGAGCATCAGATTCTGCGATAAGCAGCCAGTAGACGGGAAAAACCTGCAGGCTATTTATGCATTGGCAACTGATGACCGTGGCGAACTGTGTTACCTGCACCGCACCTTGCTTGATGGTGATAAAAAGGCGCAAACAGGTGGCGCAGCCAAGAAGATGATGAAGCTGCAGGAAGATAGTTATCTGGAATTTGCTAAGTCTGTTGCTATCCGCATGTTCCCTACGTCCTCCACTCTGGGTATTGCAGAAGGTATCGAAACGGCTCTGGCCTGCCATCAGATCACTAAGTGCAATACCTGGGCGACGATGAACACTGCATTCATGAAGAAGTTCCGTGTTCCTGCTGGCGTAAAGAACCTCATTATTTTTGCAGACTCAGATGCAAACGCTGCTGGGCATGCCGCCGCTTTTGAATGCGCTGCGGCGAATTTGCACGCGAAGAATGATCTGGAAAGTGTCTCCGTGCGCTGGCCTGCGCAGGGTGATTTTAATGATCTGCTGCTTAACGGTTCAGAAGTATTCGAGTGGGTATTTCACCGGGGGATGAAACAGTGAAGAAACCAGCGGCTGCAAAGGTGAAAACGTACAAACCGAAGAAGTGCGCCAGCTGTGGTGAAACCTTCACTCCGGCCCGCAACCTGCAAAAGGTTTGTGGCCCGCTCTGTGCTATAGCCCACAACAGGGCGCTGAAACAAAAAAAAGCGGAGGCGGAACAGAAGGACAAGCTGAAGATGCGCAAAAAGGCTCTGCTTACCCGTGGCGACTACATCAAAAAAGCCCAGTCAGCCTTTAATGCCTTTATCCGTGAACGCGACGAGGGGAAACCATGCCCATCATGTGGCACTTATCACCCACCTATGATCTTTGGCGGCCAGTGGGATTGCGGTCATTTCATGGGGGTAGGTGCTCGTCCTGAATTGCGCTTTGAAGAGAAGAATGCTTACCGGCAGTGCAAAGCCTGTAATGGTGGATCGGGTCGGTTCGCTGCAAAGAATGCCACTGTACATGCCCGCTACAGGGAAACGCTGATCGAGTGGTATGGATTGCCGCTGGTGGAATGGCTGGAAGGCCCACACGAGGCGAAGCATTACTCAAAAGAAGACCTGGAAAACATAGCGGCTAAATACCGCCGTAAAACCCGCGAACTGAAAAAGCAGAGGGCAGCATGACAAGACAATACGTTAAAAAAATCACCTATCCATGCCTGACAGCGGCAATTTTCCAGGATGTCCTTTTCGTCATGAGTCCTGCCAGCGCATCAGAATTGCTTTCAGAGGCGGATAAGGCGACTGAGTTCTATTTGAATCATTTCCCGTTCGCGACGCTGGATGACATCCGAGAAGGCATTCTGTACAGCTTTGGCGGTCTCTACCTGAACGATTTCCAACTTATCCGGGAGGCAGCATGAATTACGATCTTATCTACTGTGATCCGCCGTGGGAATACGGCAACCGAATCAGCAACGGCGCAGCCTGTAATCATTACAGCACGATGAGCATTGACGATCTGAAGTTTCTCCCTGTCCGTAAGCTGGCTGCTGATAACGCCGTACTGGCGATGTGGTATACGGGGACCCATAACCGCGAGGCTGTAGAACTGGCTGAATCATGGGGTTTCCGGGTCAGAACGATGAAAGGCTTTACCTGGGTAAAACTGAATCAGAACGCGGCTGACCGATTCAATAAGGCGTTAAGTACCGGTGAGCTGGTGGACTTCAACGATCTGCTTGAGATGCTGGACCGTGAGACGCGCATGAACGGCGGCAATCATACCCGGAGCAATACAGAAGACGTCCTGATAGCCACCAGGGGGACCGGGCTACCCCGTGCCAGCGCTTCGGTGAAACAGGTCGTTCATACCTGTCTTGGTGAGCACAGCGCTAAACCGTGGGAAGTAAGGAACAGACTGGAGCAATTATACGGCGATGTGAAAAGGATAGAACTATTCGCTCGGGAAGAGTGGAAAGGATGGGACCGCTGGGGAAATCAATGCAACAACAGTATCGAAATTATTACCGGACTGATTAAAGAGGTGAACCATGCAGCGTGATATTCAACTGGTACTCGAACGGTGGGGAACCTGGGCTATTAGTGAAGGCTCTCAGGTTGATTGGTCACCAATTGCAGCGGGTTTTAAAGGCCTCCTGTTAAATACCTCAAAGTCTCGCGAGTCATGTTGTGACAATGACGGCCTTATTGTAGACGCTGCCGTAGGAATGCTTAAACGAGCTGGCCGGGACGATGAGTTAAATCTGGTGATGTTGCATTACATGCATAACGTTTCTAAATCGACTATTGCCCGCTGGGAAAAATGTTCTGAGGGAAAAATACGTAACAGGCTAATGATAGCCGAAACGTTTATTGATGCCTGCATCATTATGAGTGGTGCCAGATTAGAAATGGATGATTGGGCCCATAAAAGAGAAGTAGAGAAAGTTGCATAAAAGCCTATTCGTTACGAATTTTATATATTAATGTGTTAAGAGTGGTCACTTAGACACGAACTTAAATATTACAGAACCTCGCCAATTGGCGGGGTTTTTTCATTTCAGGCCCAGGCTAAAAATTGCAGATTAACCGTGAAACGCATGAGCCTGCGGCCTGAATTATTTCCCCTCGTTCTGAGAGGATTCACAGCAATTGAGGGGGACCGATGTCCGAACCAATAACCGGCACAGGCTTAGCTGGTGGCGCTTTAACTGGGGCGAGTGTTTACGGGCTATTAACCGGTACAGACTACGGTGTTGTGTTCGGGGCATTTGCTGGTTCCGTCTTTTATATAGCGACAGCGGCAGATTTGAGCGCCCCACGACGGATGGCATATTTCGTTGTGTCCTATATCGCTGGAGTTTTGTGCTCCGGTCTGGTCGGTTCTAAGCTATCCGACCTGACCGGGTATAACGATAAGCCTCTGGATGCAATTGGTGCCGTAATCATTTCGGCATTGGCCGTAAAAATACTCACCTTCCTGAACAATCAGGATATTGGCTCGCTGGTGGCGCTAATAACGCGCCGGGGAGGTTCCGGTGGTACTAAATGATCCTACTGCAACCATCAATGCGCTGTTATGTGCAGGTGTCGTTGTTACGTTGATGTTCTATCGCCGCAGAGACTCACGACATCGTAAGTGGGTGTCGCGGCTGGCATGGCTGATAACAGTGATATACAGCTCTGTGCCGCTGGCGTATCTGTGCGGCATCTATCCCTATTCATCATGGCCCACCATTGCGGCCAATATCATGATCCTTGTTGTGCTGCTGAGCGTAAGAGGCAATGTAGCGCGGCTGGTTGATGCACTGAGGCACTAATGAATCAAACACAATTCCAGAAGGCGGCTGGTATCAGCGCCGGGTTAGCTGCGCGCTGGTTTCCGCATATTACAGCTGCGATGAAAGAGTTTGGCATCACTACCGCTATCGACCAGGCAATGTTCATTGCTCAATGCGGCCATGAAAGCCTCGGGTTTAACAGGGTAGTGGAGAATTTCAACTACAGCATCGCCGGGCTGGCTGATTTTGTTCGTTACGGCAGGTTAACGCAGGAGCAGGCCAATTCCCTCGGGCGCAGCCAGTCGGAAACAGTGTTACCTCTGGAGCGCCAGCGGGCTATCGCCAACATTGTCTATAGCAAGCGGTTGGGTAACAACAGGGCAACTGATGGCTGGGTTTATCGAGGGCGCGGACTTATTCAAATAACCGGACTTTCTAATTACAGGGACTGCGGCAGCGGTTTGAAGGTTGATCTGGTGGCACAGCCAGAATTACTGGAGCAGTCCTCGTATGCGGCCCGTAGTGCAGCGTGGTTCTATGTCTCAAAAGGTTGCCTGAAATATCCGGGTGATCTTGTCCGGATCACGCAGATTATCAACGGCGGACAAAACGGGATTAATAACCGGCGCGCCCGCTTCCTGAAAGCAAAATCGGTACTGGTGGTGTGATTATGGGAATCGAAGCTATCGCGGGGCTGGTGGTCGTTATCCTGAGCGCTATCGCTGGCGCGTTCGGCATTGGTCATGCTCGCGGGACCAGTAAGGCGGAAGCCAAAGCCGAACAGCAGCGTACCGAAGAAAACGCCGCTGCTACTGTCGCCGCGGCAGAACGCCGTGCTGAAGTCACGAAAGGGGCCAGTGATGTACAGGAAGACGTTAAGCGTATGGGCGATGACGATGTTGATCGCGAGCTGCGCGAAAGATTTACCCGCCCCGGTGGTGGTTGATACAGCGTGCAGCTGGGTGCGGATCATCTACCTGACCGACCACGATATCGACGTGCTGGATAAGCAGACTAAGCGCGACATTCTGGCGCACAACAAAGCAGTGCAGGCCAATTGCCCAAACATTACCCCCACCAAGGGATAAGACCAACAATATCCCCACAAAAGGATGAAACATGACTCCATTAGTTCTTACCGCAGAGCAAATTAAAGCTCTGGCAGATTTCGCGGAGCAGGACGGCCAACCCGCTTACACGATCTCTCAGGCCAGCATCCCCGAATTTGAAGCTGAAGACGGCAGCACTGTGCCTGGTTACGAGGGCCTTATCGCTTACTCAGAATCAGAAGAGCACGGCGTACTTCAGCTGGAAGATTAAGCATTACAGGAGCCATTCACCGAGTGGCTTCGATAATGCTCCCCACATCGCACAGAGGTAAGACATGTCAGAAATCACTGCATCCGAGCAAATCCGCCTGGATATCATCAAGAAAGTTAACTACGACACTGCAGCGGCCAAGCTGGCCATTGACTGGGTTGGTGATAGCAATCTGAAAGCTGAGCTATTCGCTGACTCTTTCGATCGTGTCTTCACTGAAAGTGAGATTGTCTCGAAGACCCGCAAGGCCATCCAGGAAGCGACCGAGGCGCTGGCGCTTTTTGATACCGGCGCTGAGCAGGCCAGCTAAGGCATTACAGCAGGCACTCGTTGAGCGCCTGTGATAATGCTCAAGGAGCGATTACGTGAACAAAGAGCCCCGCATCTACGGCAGCAAGTGGGACCGAGAGCGTCTTATCTTCCTGCGTGCGCACCCCTTATGCGTCATGTGCCAGGAGCAAGGCAGGGTGACAGCTGCAACGGTGGTTGACCATATCATCCCGCACAAACTGAAAGAGGCTCTGCGCTCTGCTGACAGCCAGGCAATAGCGAAGGCACAAAAGCTTTTCTGGAGCCGGAAGAACTGGCAAGGGCTGTGTAAGCAGCACCACGACTCAACGAAGCAGCGAATGGAGAAGCGTGGCACCGTGATCGGCTGCGATGAAAACGGGATGCCACTGGACCCGGCTTCTCATTGGTTTAAGTGATAACCATTATCAATACACCTCAAAATTGATTGTTATTTGAAATCATTAGCATTCAAATGATATCAGTTCTCATCTGATGGGGAGGGGCGGGTCAAAAGTTCAGGACCTCGAACCCAAATGACCGCCGCCAGTCCTTTTTGTGCACAACCGCGAAATGAAAAGTTTTTTTCCGGGAGGTTCCGATGGCAGGACGACGCCCGAAACCGACCCACCTCAAAGTGGTTACCGGCAACCCGGGCAAA